TGGAGTCCTCAAAATCTCATCTTGCGGTAATTTTAGACTTTCCCCAACGCTTGAGAGCGTGAACTCCAGATGCTTCAAATGGAAACGGTCTTCCCAACCGAGATACCAGTGCCAATCTGTGTAGTACAGCCATGACTTCTCGTTGAAGGCTCGTACATGGGTGGGGTCTTGCCAAGCTCCATAAGACAGGTCGTAAGGCACGTTGATGCGCATCTCGCCCCCTTCCTTCAACAAGTCCTTGCAGTTGGTCATAGTCTTGACCAGATCAGGTACGTGTTCCAGCACATCGTTGGCCAAGATAACGTCAAACATCTCATGCTTCACACGGAAGTCGCCTTTGCGCGTAACCAGCAAAGAACCCCAGTGGACATCTTGAATGTCTAAACACCAATCAGATTTAATTCGGCGCTGAATGTCTGCGTTGATGCAGTCCTCACGCCAATCCTTGCCAGAGCCTAAATTAAGAACCAAAGAATTGTTCGACATACTGTGGACGGTTTTCCTGTATCCAAGGCAGAGCCTCAAGGACTAATTCTTTAGCGTCAAGGCCAACTGTTTGGCTCCCAACGTGGTGGACGTACGAAGTTGAAACGTAATGCGAGTAACCCTTGGCCGACATATCCAAGCAGGACACATCGTCTGAGTACCAGTTCAAAGGCCCAAAGCGTCCGTGGTTCCATGCCTCACGCGAGACATACGCAAAGATCGGGCTGACGACATCGGTGGGGAAGATGTAGTTCTCGGCGTGGAACTTCATCATGTCTATTTTCTCGTTTTCCCGATTGAACCTGATGTTCTGCACAGCACGAGAAGCATCGCAACGAGCAGCAACCCAACCAACCGAAGGCTCCAACTCACGAATCGTAGCAACGTCTTCAAGTAGTCTGGCATAGCTGGTGGGGGTCAAAACAACGTCATCATTGCAGACGATGCAAGCTGTGTGGTACTTCAAAGCGTCATCAATGATGTCGTTGTAGTCCTCACCGAAGTTTCGAGGCTCACCCACCATGATTCGAGCATTAGCTAAATACTCAGCCTTGCGAATCACTGACTCGGGGCCACGAAGATAAACATACGCCTCTGGCGCGTATTGCTTAATGGATTCAAGCAGTACAGGCAACCCTTTGCCGTGTACTGTGGAGATGCAGATTGGAATCACTTTTTTGCCTTGTTACGCGCTGAGATCGCCTTGGCCTTGGCTTTGGCATCAGCCTTGGAGCTTGCGCCCCAAGCGTTAAGACTGAGCAAGAGACGAGTCTTCTCACCATCCTTGTACTCAGGTCCAGCCGCATTACCCATACGAGCCAAGAAGCTGGCTCGGCGTGGGTTATCGCCTGACTTGACGGGGGGCTTCAAGTTCATGCCTTCAGCTTTGGCTGATGCACGACCCTTGGCATTTAAGCCACCAGAGGCAGACTTGCCTTCTTTACGTTGCCAAGCCGCAGTCATTTTTTAGCCTTCGGCTTCTTGGCAGTCTTAGCCGCCAACTTAAAGTCAGCAGCGGACGGTGCAGCCTTGGAGCCGACCTTGTTCATTTTCTCGCCAGAGCCAGCAGCGATGCGTTTTTGCTTGGCGTTAATGTTGCTGTAAAGACCTTGCTTCATTTCTTTGCCTTGTTCTTTGCTGTACGTTGGCCACGCATTGGCATCTTGGCTTCAGACATTGCAATCGCAATGGCTTGCTTAGGGTTCTTTACAACCTTGCCACCAGCGCCTGAGTGCAAAGTGCCTGACTTAAATTCCTTCATAACAGAACCGATTTTCTTTTGAGCTTTTGTCATCTTCATCATTTACCCCTTTAAAAATATGGTCGGATTTACCAAAGTATTCTGCTTGTCATTCGTTGCTTGCGGCAATAAGTCAAGCGAGTCATCAGGTCTATTGGTTCAACTCGTTTTTTCCGATGCTGTTTCAGCTTCCGAGATTAGGCGGGAGCTACCCGCCACCATTAGATTATGCAACCCGCGACACATTACGGCGCAAGGGTTTAGACCATTGCTGCGCAGTGTTAGCCCCGAACATACCAATCGCGGCATCGGTAGCAAACGTCAGGACAAGTGAGTCAGCTTTATCAGGTGAGCGCAACCCGCGCTTACGAATGTCATCCTTGGATTCGATTTGAATCTTGCCGTTGGACGTGAAGAAGTAGCGCACAGTAGCCAACTCAGCCACAAGCTCCTCGTCTGACTGGATACGGCAATCACGAGCCTCAAACCACGCCTTGGTCTTGTACCAAAGCTCGGCGCGTAGGTTCTTGTAAGTCTGTCCCATTGCGGGACTCTCGCTCACGTTAATCCCACGAACAGGCAAGCCCAACTCACGCAGACGGTCAACCACACCAGCACCAAGACCAATCGAGTCCACCAAGATTTCATGTGGGCGTTGGCTAGATGGCAGGGCTTCCCACTCAGCAACCACTGCACCCGTCAGTTGCATCAAATCCAAGTTCTTCCAAGTCTTGATTGGCTCCACCAGTGCGTTACCTTGGCGTTTGGCAAGTGCGGACCTATCGCCACCAAAGCGAGCAACGTCCAAGCCCCATATCAGCTTTGCGTGTTGGCTGGCCTCTACGTCTCGGTGCTTGGCAAGTTCCAGCAGCTCCATTGGAATTACGGTGTCGTCATCACTTCGTGGGAATTCACCAAGTACGCGAATCCGATATGCGTTGGATTCCTCACCGTAGCGAGCCTTCATCTCCTCAACGTAGGCTTCTGAGACTCGTGGTGAGTCCACGCAGGACACCTTCATCGTCACCCAATCGCCTGACAGACGGTTATGGGTGTCGTAGAAGAAGCCTGAACTTCGCACAGGGTTGCCCAAAAGCAATGTCACAGCGTTGTGGCCAGACATTGAGCCAGCAGCAGCCTCGAAAACCTGTTCGGGAATACCCGAAGCCTCATCGCCAATCAGCATCACGTTCTCGCTGTGGACACCTTGCAGGGCTTCTGGTTGCTCGGCGCGAGATGTTCTTGCGGACACGAAGGCTTCGGTCTGGGCTTCTTTGACCTCAATACGGTCTTGCTTGACTTCAAGCATATCTCTAAGAGTCGGTGGTAACTCCTTGACCCAACGCTTCAATTCCGCGAAAAGAGCGTCATACAACTGGCTGGATGTGGGGGCTGTGACCACGACCTTGACGGGATACCGTAAAAGTAAATACCAGATGATTGCCCACGAAGCGCCAGTTGACTTACCAACACCGTGGCCACTACGCACTGAGATTCTTCGTTCACCCTTGGCGATGTGGTTGAGCATTGTCTCTTGCCAAGCATCAGGTGTGGTGTTCAACACTTCCTTTACAAACAACACAGGGTTGTTGCGGTAGCGAGCCGTGAAAGCCACGAAAGGGTTTGCTGCGATCTTCTCCTCTTGCTTCTTGATCGCGTTGTCCACCAGCTCTTGCGTGTCTGGGTGCAGCTTCTTCTTTGGTTCTTTTGGTGTTGATTCTTTAGTCATGTGGGGATTGTGCCACTAAAGAAAGAAGGTGTTGGTGTCAGGTCGTGAACCCTGTATTCTTGATAGGCACATTCCTACCCATATCCGCCGCGAACCCGCAACGTCTTCTCCACCAACACGACTGAGGACTGTTTAGGGTAGCTACTCCCATGCTCTCATCGGGTTTAAGGACTTGTAGCTGGCTGGCTTGCAAGACACCAAACTCTCAGAGGCCCAATGACCGATTTTATGAACCAGTCCTCATGCGTCTTGATGTTGTAGTCAAGTGTAGCAGAGTTTTATTTTTTAAATTTTTTAGGGCATTACTTTAATAAGGGAGTGGTAGGGGGTGCGTTATTAAATTTTTTTTGGGTAGGTGTGGGCTTGCGTCTGTACAGCCACCCCCGCCACACGCCCCTACGGGGGGGGGGTCAGAGGCGGGACGGCTGGCACAGTCCTTGCCTAGATGCAGAGTGAATACTAAAGAGTGTACGTACTTTATACAATGTCCATTATGTAAAGTTATTCCAGCGTTACCCACAGCATATACATGGATTGTGTAGCGTATGCGCAACAAACCAAGACGACTGTGGATAACTTGAACAACTTAGCTGCTTTGGTCTGTGGATATGTCAGCCTCGATCACTTCACCATGACGAAGTGCATCAAGCCGCAAGTTAGCCAGATTGACCGTAACGCTTGGCATCTTGTTCTGTGCGTACGCAGCAGGATTCCAGCGTTCAGCAACCCACTGGCGCGTTTGCACCCTTAAACGAGCCTTATTTACTTCACTTATATCGGTTTCGTCAGCAATTTCTATCGTTTCCGACACCAAATGGTCAGCCGCTCGTGCGCGCGCGTGCGTGAGGAAGGATTCCTGTTCGGGACGGTCAAGCCATTCGTGCAAGGCTCGCTTACTCACGCCAAGCTGCATACATATCCGAGCCTCGGACATCCCAGCCTCAAACATCGTCCGAAGCTGATCTTTCGGCAACGTGTCCAACATTGCCATGTCGTGATGCTTCTTTTTGTTACCAGCCATTTAAACGCTCTCCAATCAATTATTTAGTTAAACATATGGCTAGGTATCAACCAGCCATTTAAATCGCTTTAAAGCACCTTCTGACGCTTCGTAGACCCATACGCAGCAGTGTCGAACACCTTAGCCATGCGTGAACCCTCTAAAACGCCATCATCACCTTGAAAGTCATCCAATCCAGACTTGCCACCTTCAGGGAACTTTGTCGGTGGTTTGTCCAGCCTAACCATCTGAGCTTGTGGATACTGACGCTTCAAAGCCATAGTTTCCTTGACCACCTCAGCGTTCATCACGAGTTCCAGTTCTTCCATGCACCAGATGTGTCTACGGTCATCATGCCCCATCATCTGGTCAAAGAGCATCGCATCCTCATAAGTCTCCACGACCACCATGATTGAGCCGTCAGCCATCAGATGCTGGCAATGCTTAATACGCGGAGACTGGCTAACGCCATGCTCCACAGCCCACGCATCCAGCGCCGCATAAGCCTTCTTCATCCCGTCCACTGCCTTTGCCAACCTGACTTCATCACGCTGCTTCTGCGCCAAGAAGATTCTTTCGTTCTGTTGCCAGACCTTGGTACGGAACTCACTATCCACCAAACCAATAATCCTTTCAACTCCCCACTTCTGCTCATGCTGTTGTTTGACGTTAATCAGCTCAATCAACTTGCTTCGCATAAACAACTCAAAAGGGTCCGAAGGAATACTCGGTTGCTCCACCTTCTTTTTTATGTTCCTAGTCGCCACTTTTCTCTCCTTACATTTTTCTTACAAATAATCCACGTTTGGGTCGCCGTCTCGTCCACATATGGGTGTGTCTTATAGACCCACACCCCATATGTAGACGCTTAGACGGTCTACAAATGGCGTCTACATATGTAGACATATGTAGACCATATGTAGACGCTCACTTGAACGGAATCACCTTTCTATCCACCTCACCTGAGCCGTCATGGTCTTCAAAGATCGCCCAACACCAATCACCGTGAACAAATACTTTCTCTGCGTTTTGGAGTTGCGTCTTCACACGCCACCACAGCTTTCGGAATTCCTCTGCATCCAGATCGCTGCCACACGATGCTTTGTACTCATCACGCCATTGGTCAACCTTGATGCACTTGTTTCTCATGCCGTTGATGTTCTCCATCATTCCGAACTTCTTGATGGCTGCATGAAGCGATCTCAAGGCGTTTGAGTTGTTAGTCCCAAGCCCTGACCTTGTTGGTGGTGGAACTGCGTCCTTACGGCTTCTATTCACATCCATCTCTGCATCCACTTCCACAGCCAATGAGCTTACTGAATCAAACCCCAAATGTGTTGTGGATAACTCCACCGTAATCATCTGGAAACCGTACCGCTGACCGTCCTCACCGTCCTTCTGTTTGCTGATGTGCAGGATTCCTTTTGGCGCGTCCTCAATGCGGATGATCTCAAGTTCCGTGTCCACGGCTCCAAGTAAGCTGCTGTGACCCCTCAATCCTTTGGTGGCATCCTTACCAGCATGGTGAACCACCAGCAATGCGCAGTTGTATCTGCCTTGGATTGCGCCAGCCGCTGTGATGAAGGCTCCCATGTCCTCTGATGCGTTCTCATTGCCACCGCCAAACGCTCTGGCCAAGGTGTCGATGACTACGAGTTCAAAGTTGATGTCGTGGGTTGCTTGGATGTCATCCACGGCTTGAATCAGGTCTTGGATGTCCGTTGCTGAACTGCGTAAATTGATCTGCTTGCGCAAAAAGAACACAGGCGCACCTGCTGGCGTGTTGTGATGCTTCTTCATGGCCTTGATACGCGCACCGATACCACCGTGACCCTCACCCGCAATGTAAAGTACTGCACCTTGATGCTTGACTTCTTTAGTCAGGAATTCCCTGCCAGTTGCAATGCACTCCGCAATGTCCAGCGCGACAAATGACTTGAAACTTGCTGGTGGCGCGTACAGCGCGACAAACGCTTTCTTGGGGATGACACCTTCGATAAGCCACTCCACAGGCTCATCATCAATGTCATCCAACTGCTCAATCTTGAATGGTTGACGTTGGATACTTAAATTCGCGGGTTGTAACCTTAAACCAATCCTCAAAGATTCCTCAAGAGTTTTCTCTTTTTCCTCTGCTTGCGTGAAGCGTTCAGGAATCGTTACGTCATCTTCACTGCTGATCTTCTCAGCCTTCTTGGTGATGGCTGCAAGGTCAGTCTTGTCGTAGCCGTACCTGTTCACGTACTCATAAGCATCTTCCTTGATGTCGTCCAGCGGTAGGTCAACCACTCGGATGCTGTTTGCTACGTTCTTGATGGCCTTGACCGCTTTCTTCGCAAACTCCCATCCCACCTTATCGTTGTCCGGCAAGATGACCACGTTAAGGCCAGCGAAGTACTGGATGGCATCTTCAGGGAAGCTGGATGCTCCCTGATGCGTACAAGTTGCGCAGACACCGATGGATTTCAAAGCGTCCGCAGCCTTCTCGCCTTCCGTCAAGAAGACAGTGCGATTGTTGACTCTGGCTTGCTCTACTTCAGGCAAGTTGTACGGGACGATCTTTGCACCAGTGATGGTTGCGTGTCTCTTGCCCTGCTCATCCACCCTGAGCTGCTTGTACGTCTTACCCTTCGCGTCATAGGTCTTGTATCGCTGCTTGATGAACAGCGTAACCCCGTCCTCATCCGTGTAGTGCCACTCCTGCTCCAGCGTTGGCTGCTGTATTGGCTTGATTGACGCTAAGAGTTCAGCGCGTGGCTCCAAGTCTGGCAGGAGTCCGTAATCACGGATGGCTTGGAACACATCGTGCTGGTCGCATCCACCGTGGCACTTGAACAGCGGTTTGCTGTCAGGACCATCAGTGATTGATAGGCTCGGATTCTTGTCACCGTTGCCTTGGCCATGCGTAGGCAGTGGGCAACTAGCCAGCCAGCTCCCATTGACCTTCTTCGCGTTGCCAAGCGCCTTTGCTATTTGTTCGGCTTGCATTTATTCGGCATCCAATTCTTCTTCTATTGTTTCTAAACGCTGCTCCAATTCATAGACCCTTTGAGCCAATGCAATTACGAGCAACTCCATAAATTCTTCGTTGAGTATTTTCATAGTGACAAAAAAACGGGACCAGCCTAAGCCAGCCCCGTCTTTTCATTGATGTTTAGAACATCTCGTCATCTTCGACAGCTTGCGCCATCGCTGACTTCGGCGCTGGTGTAGCGGATGCCATTACACCTGAAGCCGTAAACGATTGCTCACCATCATCAGCAGGAGCATCCATACCTTCAGGCTTTGCAACCCAAGACACCACGTTGAAGTTAGGGATGCGAGTCGTACCCTTACCAATCTTCTCCAACTTGCTGCCTGTGTACTCAATCACTGGCAACTTGCCAGCATTGGCAGCGCGATCTGCTGATGCTGCTTTGTAGAGAGCTTCCAAGCCCATGTTTGGACCTGTACCGTTTGCACTCCACTCCACAGTTCCAAGTTCTTTGTTGTAGAACTTGACGGAGAAACCGCGCTTATGCTCAGGAGATGGCTGCTTGCCCTTCTGACCAAGAGCTGCATCAGGTTGCCAATCACGCGCACCTTCAGCCAACAACATCCAACCTGTTTGCACATTGTCGATGTCGAAGACCACCTTCTTCAATTGGATTTCTTCTTTAGCGTTGTTCAGCCAAGCGTTTGCAGATGGCATGAAACGGATGTAGTTACCTGAACCACCAGAGGATGAGAGATTAAGCATTTGAGCCTTTCGAGTTTAAAAATGCCACGATGTGTGGCGGGAGTGGATTATTCACCAAGACCGACTGCTCTTGCAAGCGTCAATCCAGAACTTTCTTTTTTGGTGATGTCATCCAGCAACACTCTGTCGTCTTTAGACAACAGTTTGCTTGCTTCTGCGGGACTAATGATTGATGTTGTATAAATCAATTCCCGACTAATTCCGTGGGAGATGAGCGCGTCTGCTGCTGCTTGCTCATCCTTCCATTTGCGTTGGGCGCGTTTGGGTTGCAACTGCCAGCCACGAACCACAGCACCACCTTCCAAACGCTCTGTGGCGTACTTGCGTAAGGCTTTGATGTAGTCCTCAACCATGTCCACCTTGGCCAGCATTGCGCCAATGGTTTCTTCACTCATCTCGTGCATTGGTGGCTGCGCTGCAACCTCGTTGAACTGCTCAACGTGCGCAGGACAAGTTGCCTTGGCTGGACACCACTGGCAAGCCTTCTCTGATGGCGTTGGTGTTGTTGTGCCTTCACCAATTGCTTTGATGGCTGGTGTGAGATTCTTTGCAGTCCAATCGTTCAATTCCTTGAACGTCATCTTGTGAGTGCGTGGCTCACCATGATGCGGCTGAATGATGGCCAGCTCGATGTTCTTGAATTCTTCTTTGAGTGAACGCATCGCACCAATGGCGTAAATCTTCATTTGGTCTGAGTCAGCGTCAACGTAACCACGACCTGTCTTCAAGTCAGCAATGACCAGCGTGTCTTGCTCTACGCTGTACGCCATCACATCAGCAGTGCCACCGAGATCAATCTTGTCTGACTTGTATGCTGTGACGTATTGCTCTACCTTCAGTGTGCCTAAGCGAATCTCTAAGTCACGGATATGGTCAACGTGATTCTGCGCGAAATCTGCGTTGTTGTCAGTGATGGTGATACCTTCAACTTCCTTACCAACGAAGTCGTATGGAGATACACCCGTCAAGATGCAAGTCTCAGCCACTGCGTGAATGGCTGTGCCGATCTGCGCGGCTTCTCCTGCTGGCTGGTACGGGATGTTCTCGCACAGCTTGACTGATGCAGGGCAGTTAATCCAGCGCGATGCTGCTGATGGTCTTAGCTTAATCATGTTTCACTTTCTGTTGTATTGATTCTGTTCTTCTTCACGCTCTTGGCTGAACAAGTTGTAAATGGTTGATCGCACCTCATGCGGGATAGACCAACCCATGACATCTGGGTTGAGCATATCTTGCAAGATGTTGTTGCGAGCTGTGAGCTGCGCTTGCGTCTTCATCAGCTCGGAGCCAAGCCACACAATATGCTCGCGCATCACTTCGGTTTCTGATTTGTTGTCTGTCATAGTTTGCTTCCGTAATAAGCGATCATCGTACTATCCGCTCTGCCACTGTCTTTCACTCGTGCAAACAGTTGCTGATGCTCTGGGTGGAGTTCCATGCAGCGATGACGAATTGCGTCCTTGCCTTTGCCGCATTGCGTTGCCTTCATCCATGCTTGTGGTGTGACGTATGTCACTGGCACATTCAACGCAGCCAATGCACCTTCAATGATTCCAGCAGCACGACCAAACGCGAACATCGAAGTCACGCCTTGGTTGGGCATTGCGCCGACCTTCTCCACCACTGCGTGTGTTGGATTCAATTCCTTGATGGCAGCAGCCACACCTTGTGCAGAGATGTGGTTCTTTTTCTTGCCACCACGAATGACCTCAACGCAAGGCATATCAATTACACGCTCGAACTTGCCATTGACGTACAAGGAGAAAGCGCCAGCAGCACCAATGTCCACGCCCATGACGCGAATCATGCTGAGTCCTTGGTGAGCTGTGCAATACGCTGTGCGATTAGCTCGTCCAGCGCAGCCTTGAGCTTGTCCACGGATGACACCAATGGAACTGTCTTGCCTGAAATCCACCGAGAGACTTGCGCTTGGTCAATCTCGGCTTTACGGCTGACCTCTGCCATATTGAAGCCAGCAGCTTCGGCTTTGGCCTTGATGTCTGTGATGTATGTTGAAGTGTTCATGCGTAGTATGTTAACATGAACTTGACGACATAATCACGAAGGTTAAAAAGATGGGTGACAGCGCGAACTGCCACCCATTCAAAGGCAACTGCGCAGGGGAGAACTGCACAGCATAGGTGGGAGAAACCGACCCACCGTGTAGGATTTTAGGGATTTGTTGCAAAAAAAGCACATTCAATAAAATAATCCTTGCCTACCTAATCAAGTGTGATATGATTCACTCATCAACAACCAATAGGATTGAAACCATGAAACTCAACGACACCACCCGCACATACCCACGCACGATGCAGGAAGCCTACCCCAACACCATTGACGCAATCGAGTCGCGTCAGCGTTGGGAGTGGATGGAAGGCCATCGCTCTGATGCGTCAGCTCAAGCTGAGTATTGGGTTCACATGGCGCTGGCCTTTGCTGCTGGTTTCTTGGTTTGCCATCTGTTTGCCTAATGCTATTCGAGGAAGAACAATTTATGTCTGAGCAACTACAAAACGATATTGATGACATCGTGACTGACTTCATTCGCCGCTCTGGTGGCAAGGTTGGAGTGATTCGTCCTGATGAACTGGCCACCATGATTCGTGAAGCAGCCAGCCGTGGCGCAATGGCTGGATGGCTTGGTGGTGTTAAGCAGGAGCGTGAACACACGCGAAGCGTGAAGATGAAGGAGCAGAAGCTGTGAGCTGGCCTTTCCCAACACATCCACCAACACCGTGGACGCACAAGCAAATCAAAGAATACGCGCAACAACAACGCGCACAACTGCCAGAAAGTCCTATGTGATGAAAAAACCAACTCAAAAACATGACCACAGGCAAAGTCTTTGGCTAATTGCTGGTGGACATATTGCATGGTGTTATCAATGTGGCGCTTGGAAATTAAACCAAAAAGATGCGCCAAGATCATGGAACAAACCAACTGGTATTGGCGGCATCAATCCAGCAATGAAAGAAACAAAATGACAACCCAAACAGAAGCATTGAAGCTGGCGTTTGAGGCGGCCGATGAATTGGAATGGTTTTTGGAAAGTGGCTATGAACATGGACGCGAAGGGCCACCAAGAGTTCATCGGTTAATCGCCAAGATTAGGGCTTTATCGGCACAGCCAGAGCAGAAGCCTGTGGTAGTGATGGAGCTTTACACAGTTGGTTGGGATTTGGTTGAAAACATTGATATTGATTGGCTTGAGAGTCTGCCATTCGGGACAAAGCTCTACGCACATCCACACGTCCAGAAACTTGGCATGACAGAAGAAAAGTTTAAAAATGACAACACAAACAGTAACTATTGAACGTAGCAAGCTGAAGCTGGCGCTTGATGCGTTTATTGAACTGCTTCAGCGGTCAGAGAACTTTCATACGGCAGATGTGCATTTCAAAGATTTCGTTGTGGCTAAAGACGCTATGGAATCTTCTCGCGCCGCCATCACCGCCATCAAAGAAGCCTTAGCAGTTGACAAGGAATCCTTGACTACTGAGGCGCAGCAAAGTAATGAACAGGGGTGCGAACACTGCAACCACTCACTTTATTGCGGAACCAAATGTAAAAATTGTGGGAAGCAAAGCAATGAACAGGTAGAGCCTGTGGCGTGGGTTCAAGATGTTGAACTTGAGCAATCGCCTGAGTTTGCATTTAGTTGGGTAGAAACACGTTTGCATAATGTTCCTCTCTACACACATCCACCCGTACCTACGGCACAACCAGAGCAGGATAAAGAACGTTGCGTTGGTTGCGATGCTTGTATTGATACTGCTTGCGGTCGTGATGAATGTCCAAAGGGTTGGCCTAAAGCACCACAGCGCACATGGGTTGGGCTGACGGAACAAGAAGCCGCTGAGTGCTGGTCAACATCTACCGTTCGTACATGGCAAGCCATCGAAGCAAAACTCAAGGAGAAGAACACAAAATGAAAAACAGAATCCAAGCCCTGCTGATGGCGCGTGAACTGGAAGCCTACCAAGCTGTTGGTACATCAAAGATTGCTGCATTGCTGTGCGATCTGGTCAAGCAGTTGGAGATATACGAACAAGAAGTTGACTCGCTGAATGAGCGCGTGAAGCAACTTGAGCTTGATGTGATGGAGCAAAGCCAGTGAGCAAACCTCGTAAGAAGTACAAACCCAAAGGTGTCCGTCTGGATGCAATCACATGGGTAATCAATGGCTTTAGAAACATCAGCGAAACAGGTGATGCTGTTTTGCACTTGAAGATTAAGAACCATGAATCATTGGAGTGTCTGCGCAAGGGTGAAGCTGGACGCATTGACATTGACACAATCATCGGCGCGTTCAACATTGCAGAAGCACTTGCACGAATGAAGATTGGCGATGACTACGCCAAAGAGATCAAGGCTGGCCAAGATGCTTTGCTTGAAGTTGCCAAACGCGGTGTGAGTCGTGATGACAAGTTCATCTTGAAGGCAGCAGAGCTTACTGCGATTGTTGAAGCAATGTTCGTGCATGATGCCCAACTAGAGATCACCACCATTGGTGAGCTTGAGAAGGCGATGGACATCGTGGCAAAGGAAATCCGCGCACGCAGAGCGCGTTCAGTATTGGAGAAGACGCAATGAATCTGTTATTTGATTTTATGGTTGCATTGACAAGCAATCTCCCATTCTTAGAGGCGTGGAAGCGTGTTCGATGTTTGCGCAATAAGCATTTCAGCAATACGCAGCCAGAGTTTATTCAAAAGGCTCATTTTGAAAACCATCCACACTCTGATTCATCATGGGTTTACACCGTCAATTTAATGCAGTGTAAACATTGCACATTGCATTTTCTTGATGATGGCATTGAAATGAGAAAGACAAAATGAACAACTACGAAGAACCAGAAGACATTGAACAAGATGACGAAGACGAAATCTGTTCATGGTGCAGTGGCTCTGGTGAAGGTATGTATGACGGCTCAACCTGTGGCAAGTGCAAAGGCACTGGCGTAGAACCAAGGGAAAAAGAAGATGACTATTAAAACAACACTTGCACCTGATGCCTCATGGCCATCAGAGCCACCAAAGACAAAGCGTGTGTATGCACCAAGGCAAAGACCAAAAACATACTCCAAGACTCAACCAATCAAGGAAGTTGACTATCTGCGCGAAGCGCGTGAGCAGTTAGCTGAGATGATGAACAAAAGGAAAGCAGCATGAAATACATTGACCTGATCGCATACCCAATCATGCTGGCAGTTGTCTATGTTCTAACTGGCTTCGCCAACTGGAACAGCAACCCAGAGTTTTGGACATACGCCGACCGTTGCTTCTGGCTCATCTCTGGACTTGTATGGGGCTTTGCCTTGCAATTACGAATCAACAAGAAACCAACACCATGAATGACTTTGCAATGGAAGACATCTCAAACATTGCCTTGCTTTGCTTCTTGCTTGGCATTGGCTTCATCACATTCATTGGCGTTGCAGCCATTTACATCACATCTCTTTTTTTAATGGAATCATTCAATGACGGTAATTGAAGATGAAACATTACACATACATCCATAGATGCAAAGATGACATAAGCAGAGTCTTTTACGTTGGCAAAGGTTCTGGAGGTCGTATGAACTCTTTGTCGCATAGAAGCAACCACTGGAAAAGCATTGCTAATAAGCATGGTGTCATTACAGAGAAAGTTGCTTCTTGGAAGACGCATCAAGAAGCCCTTGAGCATGAAAAGTTTTTAATCTTTTGCTTTAGAAGCATGGGATTTAAGCTATGCAATATGACTGATGGTGGAGAAGGTGTAACTGGATATGTGCCAACTGAAGAACACAGGAAAAGAACATCTGAAAGGATGAAAGGATATGTTCCAACTAAAGAAGCAAGAAAAAAGATTTCTCAATCTAAGATTGGAAATAAGGCAAGGTTGGGAACAAAAAACTCAGAAAAACACAAAGCTATTACAGCCTTAATCTGGAAAGGTAAAAAACTTTCAGAAGAACACAAAATGAAATTATCTTTGGCAAAACTTGGTAAAAAACTAAGTGATGCAACAAAGAAGAAAATGTCAAATGCACAACACAACAGGAGAAAAAATGAAGACCGAAATTATCAATTGTTTCCATAAAGATTACGTCAAGACTTACATGAAAGACTTTACAGCCAGCATCATGGTGCAGAATAAGCACAAGAAGTCTTCGCAGATGATGGCTGAGTACACTGAGGAGCTTCGCAAGACGAATCCTTCTCTTGGCACAATTCATCACATGGTCAAACCACTTCATGTGAATCGAGCGCCAGACATGATGCGTCCCAAGAAGAAAACCGCAAAAGAGAGAGTTGACTTGGCTCCCCGTGAGTTCAAGGTTTTTAGCAGAGCTGGCACAGCAAACGTCACATCGAAAGGAAAGAAGAAATGAGTTACGCAGAATATGAAATGAAAGTGGTGCAGTGGTCAGAATCTCGCAAGATCATTCCAAACAGCACACCAATGGCACAACTGTGCAAACTTGAAGAAGAAGTAAATGAGCTTCGTGATGCTTTGTTTGAAAACAACAGAGAAGAATCAATTGACGCAATTGGAGACTGTACCGTTGTGCTTATAAACATTTGCGCATTGCTTGACGTTAATCTGACTGATTGCTTGGCTCATGCTTACGAGCAGATAAAAAATCGCAAAGGTTATATGAATGAACAAGGATTGTTTATTAAGGAGACTGTGTAATGGGTAAAGGCAGCCAAGCGCGTCCGATTCCTGACCGCAAAACATTTGAATCAAACTTTGACGCAATCTTTGGCAAGAAAAAGAAGCCAGATGAAAAGCCAGAAGAAAAGAAAGAGGAGAAGAAACCAAAATGACAGACATCAATGAAACATTGGCGCAGCGCCAAGAGACTCATGGTGATTTTGCAACTCACGCTGAGATATGCCAATCTCTTAAAAACTCAATTCAAATTCCAAATGGGTGGGGAAGGCTTCAATACGATCAACGCGAAGCATTAGACATGATTGCTCACAAGATTGCTCGTATCTTGAACGGCAATCCAAACACGCATGACCACTGGCATGACATTGCTGGTTACGCAACTTTGGTGGCGAACAGATTGAAATGAAGTCAGTCCAGCGACCAAGGCTCATCAAAGCCATCATGGATAAACCTTTGACGGCCACCGAAGTGTCGAAGGTTATTCATTGTCATGTACGCCACGCGAGAGCAATCTTGCGTGAGCTGTACCAGCGCAATCAGGTTTACATCCAAGAGTGGCATCCTGCTGAGTATCAAGGCATCCCAACTGCTGCTTACCGTTATGGCATTGGTGTTGACGCTGTGAAGCCAAGACCAATGACCAGCACAGAGCGAGTGCAGAAGATGCGCGAGAAGGAAGATGTAGAGAAGAAAGCGTTTAGGCTGGCGCGTGAACGTCAGCTTAAACGTAAGATCAAACGCGACCCGTTGACGGCTGCGTTTTTTGGGTCAATCTAGAAGACCTTGAGACGCTTGATCTTTTTGTCTCTTGATTTCTTTTGCTTGTTCAATGTATGAATCAACACTCATTGATCTTGGTGGTTTATTTTGCATCAATCCCTCTTTGATTGCTGTTTCTGATGCACCAATGTCAAACATCTTAGACGCCTGAAGTCTGTCAATGATTTGACCGTCTTTAGTCATAAATAGATCACTATTGACTTCGGCGTCTTTTGGATAAATAAATCGACTTCCTTCTTTCCTTATAGCGCCTTCATATATTGCTCTATTAAAAGCATCTGTATGAGTGTTACCAGTAAAGATACGATCTCCAATCAAAACAACAGCACTTTGAATTGGATTTCCTTCTCTAACAATGCTTGGTTGAACTGCATACATCGGCTGTGGCGTAATACCAGCCAGCAACCCACGGTCATAGACCATCGCTTCGTTCACGGCATTACCAGCCACACGACCAACACCACGAGCCAAGTCAACAGGACCACGAGGATTCATCGCCGCACCCAACTGCTCCATACCAGCAGACTCACGGCGTGGTGCAGACACGCGAGGAATGTTGGACAGGATTTGCTCAGTTGTTGGCGCTGCTGGCGCTGCTTGCAGCAAGCCTTGCACAGACTGTGGCAAGCGTGGTGTGATGTACTGACGCGCCAAGGCATTGACATCACCAAGCAACCCAACTGGTGCAACAGCAAACCCACGACCTAAAGACTCTGCGTTGCTCAATGAGCCTCGCAAAGCGTCCATCAAAAGAGAATCTGAGTATGGGTTTTGTGTTGCCATGATTTATTGTCCGTTTTGTGGCATTGCCAAGTTGCTACCGATTTGGCCGCCAGTGAAACCACCGTAGCCAGCAGCCGCAGCGCGTGATGCGTTGAGACGCTTCATTGTCTCATTCAAATCAAGCAGTTTTTGCTGTTCGCGTGAAAGCAAGATACGACCAATCTCGTTACGCACTGGCTCTGGTGTCTGTACTTTGCTCATCAAAGATGAACCAGCAGAGATCATTGCTGGAACATTACCAGCGCCAGCAGCAGTTACGCCTTGCATCAATGGAGCAACGTCCAAATCAGCAGCACCAGCCAAACGAGCAGCAGTCTGCGAACCACGACCTGCTGACTCCATGCCTTTGAGACGAGCCTCACGAGCAACATCAGCAGCAAACTTGCGGTAGTCATTACCGAAGATTTCACGCACACGATCTTGAGTCGCTGGCTCTTTCCACATCTTTAGCAACGAAGTCTGACCAGCCTCAGTACCTGTCTTTTGACGCAAGGCTTGCAAAGCACCAATGCGGTAAGCATCAACCTCTGCTGGTGTGAAGCCTTTGGTCAATTGCTTGATGTCCATGATGTCGCCTGTCAAGGCTTTGCGACCAGCTTCTGCTGCATCCATCATCTGTGAAGGACCAGCCCAAGTTTTCATGGCTTGCGTGTAAGCAGATTGGCCACCAACCTTTGGTGACTTTTCTTCTAATAACTTTACAAGACTGCTACGCACATCGTCGTAAGCATTGGCTTGTTGGCCACTGCCAGCACGTTTCAGAGTTTGAGCTGAGTCGTACAGTGATTGCTTCAAGGTATCCAGCACATTCATTGGGACTTGCTCACCAACCTTGAGCTTAGACAAGTCAAGCGTTTGACCTGTCTTAGTCTCAAACAGCAACTCAGCAGCACCTTGCGCACGTTTAGAGCGATTCAGTACGTCCATCAAGTTGTTGTCAACAGTGACAACAGCCTTATCAATCACATTGTAGAAAGGACGCGATGCTGCTTGACGCTGTGCCGCAAATGTCTCAAGGCTTCCAAGGAAGTCAGCGCCTTGTGTACCAAGTGCAGTATCAGCAGCACCCATCAAACGACCAGCACGACCTGCTTGGCGTTCACGGATAGCACGTTCTAATGTCTGCTTAGTCTCACCAGACAGCGTTGCAACTGTGTCCAACAACTGGCGTGTGTTAGCACCACCAACGTCAGCAATACGGGCTTCAGTACCGAGCTTGCCCATACGAGCCTGAGACATACCCAACGCGCTTTCCAGCAAGTCTGGTGGCGTGTCGCGCAGCAAGGCTTCAGCAACTTTCTGTTCAGCGTAACGACCAGCAGCCTTATCAGAGACGCGAGATACAACCTGACGGCCACCAGCACCAAGCACAGCCATCACTGGTTGAGAGATAGCGCCAGCACCAGCACCAACTGCGCCTGACTTCAATACGTCTTTAGTGATGTCGCCAATTGATTCAGCCTCGGTTGAACCGAGTCCACCAATCAAGCCATAGCCAAGACCTGATGCGCCAGCTTGTGCAGCTCGTTGGCCAAGACCCATGACTTGACCAGCAGCAGGAGCGCCAGCTAAGTACTGGCCAGCTTTAGCGATTGCAGGACCGACATAAGGCTCTGCCATCTTGCCAGCAGCTTGAACACCTTTGGTGACAGCGCCAGTGGCAAGCAATGGCAAAGATGCAGCAGTTTGACCAGCAGCAGACAGCCAAGGGCTTTCTTTACCAAACGATTCACCAGCACCGCGAACAATGTCACGACCTTGACGGTAAGCCTCAGTCAGTGGGATTCCTTGCTGAACTGCTTTAAATGGAGCTGATACAGCACCAGCAAACTCATCAAAGAATCCAAATGATGGTCCTTGCAACGCATTGATGAAGGCTCGTTCACCTTCATGCTTTGCAGCACCAGCTTGATAAGCAGGAGACTTCTGTTCAGCCAAGAACTTCAAGATTTCATTTGGCTGATACTGGTTCTTCAATGCTTCATTGACTTTAGCGCCAACGTCAGGCATCTGAGCCAAGAACTGGACGATCTCATCGTCACCGTATCCAGCTTTACGAGCCTCAGAGATTTTCGTTTGTAGACCGTCCATGATCTAGTCCTTAGTTTTGTGGTTGTGCGCCGAAGATGCTGCCCAATGGCTTGCGTTGTTGGCCACCAGAGCCTTGCATTACTGATGGCAGTTTTGCTGGTGCGCCAAGAGCTTTGTTTGCATCAAGATTGTATTTGCTGCCGAAGTCAGCGTACTCATTGCGCTTCGTGTTGTATGTCTGTCCAGCAGCCACATACAACTCGTTTGCAAGGTTTTCAAAGTCTTGACGTTGTGCTGGTGTGAGCTTTGTTCCTTGAGTCCAGTTTGTAACGTAGTTCTGCAAACGGTCCATCTTGCCAGTTGCAGCCATAGCGATGCCAAGTTCAGATTCACGCACCACCGAGCCAGGGTCCAGCAGCTTCATAATCTTAGTGGCAGCAGCAACATCACCGATTGGGTTCTCTTGCTTCAGTGAAGATTTAACTTGCTTGTATGCTGTTTGCATATCGTTAAAGTCTTTGTAGATTGGCTCACCAGAGAACATTGATTTGAGCTTTGACTCATTCTCAAAGCCCTTTTGCCCTGCGCCCATATCGACATTGATTGCACCAGCTCTGCGATAGCCTTGAAGTGCATTGATGCCTTCTTGACCAGTGCCTTGCAACTTACGGCCAGACACATACTCCAAAGCGCGAATGTCTGATGGCACTTCAGCGTTTGGTTTGATCTTGTACGCTTGCTCCAAAAACTTGCTTGCGTCTTCAACTTGACCAGCATTGAAAGCGATCTGATAGTTACGCATTGCTCGCGCATACATCATGTCTTGCTCATTCATTGGAGCTGGTTGTGGAGTTGCAATTGCTTGCTGTTGTGGAGTCAGTTGAACACCAGCTTGTGGCATTGCTGTTGGCGCTGAACCTTCAGGTGGAACCATGCCACCAGCCAAGGCTTGACGGTATTGGCCAAGACGCTTTGCTTCTTCCAACTTCTGACGTGCCATCAATGTCTGAACTGCACCTTGTTGCGCCTGAGAATACCCTTGCTGTCCTGCTTGCAAAGCACCGCCAAGTGCTTGGCCAAGAGAGATAGGACGCGCACTAGGACCGCCAGCTTGCATTAAAGCTGCTGCTGCTTGCAGCATTGCTTGGTTTTGGATACCTTGAGTCTGTTGTGGTGTCAGATATTCTTCAAGGCCAGAGCCGCCCATGCCAAAGAGTAAACCACCGAAATCTTGAGCTGTTGCCATCATTTACCCCTTACATGAAACCGAGAAGACCACCAGCCAAAGCACCGTAGCCAGCTCCTGTTGAGCCGCCAATCATGTTGCCAAGCATACCGCCTGACAATGCACCGCCAAGAGCTGATGCAGATGTGTTTTTGTAGATTGGTGTAGTCTGAGTACCACCAAGATTTGCTGGTTGCAATCCCAAAGCAGCCTGAGAAACGCCAAGACGCTCCAAGCCAAGGTTGCGAGCTGCATCCAGCTTTTGCTGTTCGTATTGGCGACGAGCTTCTTCTTGTTGCAATGCAAGCTGCTGAGCTTGAGTGAAGCCTTGTGAGCGCAACTGAGCGGCAGTGCTTGCTGCTGTACGGTCAAAAGCCTCATTGGTCAAAGCCTCTGCAACGCCTTGGCGTGAACCACCAAAGGCTTTAGCTTGCACAGCGGAAGCGCGATCACGCAATTGCTGCTGTTGACGTTGACGCTCGATGTCACCCATAGAAGCATCAATGACTTGTTGCTGGTATGGGTTCATGTACTGCTGAACCATGTTTGTGCTGTACTCAGGGAAAGCAGCGAATTGACGCTGACCTAAGTTGCCAGCAGTTGCGCGAGCTTCTTCTAAGTTTCGCAGATACGCAGCCTTCATTTGTGGGTCAATGCCAGTTGTTGATGTGGATGAAGTTGGGGTGTTGCTACCAAGACCACCGCCAAGGGCTAAAGCCCCTGCGCCTAGACCTAATGCTTGACCAGTTGACAACCCACCTAATGCGCCACTGAGCAAACCACCAGCAGCAGGGCTTGTTGCCCATGCTCCACTGGCTTCGCCAAGCAATTCAGGCGCAGCGCCACCAAACAAACTAGCTCCACCTTCACCCATTAAATATGGAGCGCCAAAGTAAGCACCAGCACCGAGCATTGCTGCTTTGCCTAAATCAGAACCAGCAACATCTTTTACGGTATCAACAACATCACTTACAACGCCACCCATATCATTCCCCTTTGTCACGTCTTGAGACGTAAATGTAAGCCCTAGAGCCATCCAGTAAATCTATTTGACATTGCTCTGTCCATCCGAATGTCTCGGCAAACTTCTTGAGCTTGATGTCGTCTTCACGAATCAACGCAACAATCTGATGTCCCACCAGATCAAGCAATTGATTCACATCTTTTGCATATTCTCTTTTGGTGTCTGCTGACCACTTCAGAATGTCAGTGTGAAACCATAAATTGTTGTCAAAGAACTCCAGATACATCGTGTAATCCTTGCGGATACACACTGGCACTTTCCCTGCTTTCAACTCTTGCATCAATTTTAGTCTCTTGGCGGGTCAATAGCGCACACGCGCTTATCGACCACCAGAAGCAACAGCTTCCAAACGGGTTACGCCAACACGCCAATCAGACAAGACGTTGCCTGTATAACGAACTTTGACCTGACGAGCTGAGAAACGTACATCAGTTGGCTGAGATGCTGTGTATGGGCCAAACGTAGATTCATCTGACGTTGGATACATTCGAGTCTTAAATGACACCACGACCTCACCCAAAGTCTGTTCATCAGGGATGACCTGACGCACTGACATCACAGTGTCACCAGCTCCAACCTCAATCGGTCCAGTCTCAGCGTAAACAGAAGCGCCACCGTAGTCATATCCGACTTCGTGTTCATAAACGTATCCGTCAGTAGACACCATCAAAGGATTAGAGAAAACCCCACGATCAGTCCCAGCAGTGCGAGCCATAGAGCCAATTGCCCAATGACCTTCACGGTAGTTATATGTGACGTAAGAATCATTCTCATTTGATGAAGATGACGGGTAGAACCAAGTGATTTCACCGTACTTACTGTTGTGAACAGCGTAAATCTTGCTGGCTTGCGTGTAGTTGATGTTGTTGAATACATAGTCACCAACATCAGATGGCAAAGGCTTTACGTAACCGTCATATATCCAAAAGCCAGAACGAGACATCCACATCGCAGCCGTGTCGATTGCAGCCACAGCCTGTGACGAGATCACACCACAGCCTGAGCCTACCTTCTCAAACGAGTAGACGTATGGAGCGCCAATGTATGCAGATGCGTGAACATCAACGTCAGTAAAGAGTAAGTTCAAGCCACGAACACGCTTACCGCACTTCAATGAGCCAACAGTAGCCAATTCAAAGTCACCAGCCTGATTGGTGGTGGAAGCTGTCCAAACTGTATTGTTTTCTTGATCGCACCAAGCCACTTTACGTGGGTTACCTGATGCGCCAAGAGCAAAGATGAATCGTTCAGCAGTTGACATCACAGCAGCGCAAGACGTTGGTGCATTGGTGATTGCTGCTGCAAGTGTAGGCGTTGAGAAGCCCAACTGCCACTCGTACAACTTGCCGTCAGCATCACAACAAGCAACTAAGTATTCACCCCAAGTGTCCATTGTCCATGTGGCTGCTGGTGTCAACGAGCCTAAGTCTGGACGAGCAACACCAAAAGCAGATGAGCCGTAAGTGCCATAGCCATAACCCAACTTAGAGACGGCATCAGCAGAGCCTGTGGTAAACCCTGACGGCGTGATGTCCTTCAAAGTACCAGCCTCATTCATGGCGTACAGCTTTGAGTTTGTACCCGCAGCAATCCAACGATCTGATGAGTTATCACGCCAAGCGATAAGGCCACGGCATGAACCCGTCATTTGGCTTGATGAGCGTTTACGCCATCCACCCAAAGGACGCAAAGTACCTTCAAACCAGCGAACTAGGTTTGAGTCAAAGTAACGCCCAGCAGATTGATACTCAGTGCCATTGCGGTACACGCCAGCAGGGATTTTGAGAGGAATTAGTGACATTGTCTTTACTCTTTATGGGGGAGTTGGTAGTGTCGCAGGGAGTGGCGCTACGAAGTTGACAGCAAGCACTGCTGCTGGAATACCAGTATGAGGAGAAGTCGCAGCAGTGGCTTCAAGGGTAAGACCTGTCGAATCCCCTGCCCAACGCAACTTAACGTAAGAACCAGCCTGTACGTCAATGCTGAAGTTCCAGTTAATCGACATATGCTGATCTGCACCAGACAAGGTGTTCTGCCTTGTGGTGTAACCGATGTCAGTGCCATCACGGTTAATTATCAGGTAAATCTGCTTGACTGATGCGCTGTTTGACTTAGCTTGTCCAGAGAACTGGAAGTTATAAATACCACCAACAGCACAAGTGATCTTGCTTGAGTCAACAACGCTTATTCCGTTGTTTAGGTACGTCTCATTGAATGTGATGTCGTACTTGGTGTTAATTAAAGCCAGACTTTGGCTAGTAGTGCTGAAGAACAAGCCGTTTGGTGAATCAATATACTGAGCGCCAGCAGGACCAAACAAAGCAGCAAAAGAGTTGATGACCTTCAAAAAGAAGGTACGCAAAACAGCATTAGTCTGAGCAAAAGACATCCTGTCGTACCGCTCTTGCGGGTTAGGCAAGTCAGGTAATGCTGGTGTACTTAGTTGCTGCTTTACGTTTGACATAGCCTATATTTTCGCTGAAATTATGTGTTTGTGGCGATGTCTTTAATGTATAGTCAATTCATTGCTGGGGAGCAATAAATCTAGTAGGCCCACAAGGGCAGTCTGCATCGTACTAGCGATGTCTCCCCACGGCGCAAGCCGAGACTGTCCCTGTGGGCTTTTTGCTGGGGAGCAAAAATGTTGACGCAAGAAAGATTGAAAGAAGTTCTTAAATATGACGAAGACAATGGAACCTTCATTTGGTTAATAAGACCACGTAATAATGTTCATTATGGTGATGTGGCAGGTCAGTATGACCGTAATGGATACTTAAGGATTCTTTATCAGCGTAAGACATATTTTGGTCATTGGTTGGCATGGCTTTATATTTATGGCAAATGGCCAGATAACGAAATAGACCATATAAATGGCAATGCTAGTGACAATAGGATTTGTAATCTACGTGATGTCACCCGTAAACAAAATATGGAAAATAAGAAAATCTATAAAAATAACAAAAGCGGATATTCTGGCGTTACATGGCATAGTAGAGACAAAAAGTGGAACGTTCGTATTGGTCATTATGGAAAGCGCATTTCACTTGGTTATTTTGATGACTTAAATGAAGCCATATCTGCCAGAATAAAAGCAGAAAATCAAACTTACACTCACAATCATAGAGTTAGGTCATTACAGCAAGAACATCGTTGTAACGCTGCTCTCGATCAGCAAGACCTATAAAAGCCCCATTGATCTTTTTGGTCATGCCTTTGATGTCTCCAGCATCGGCAAACTCTGACAACTTGTTGACTTTCCAAAACCAACAAGCCGACTTGACCGCATACATAGGTTCAAGCAACAAGTCAGGATTGCTTACTAGATCAACACCAAGACTTGCACCACAGCGTGTGTAGTTGTCTTTCCCAGTCAATTGCTTCAAGCCGCGTCCTCGAAACTTCCAGCCTTCGCCAGACTCGGCTGGTCCGTTACCCATACGTGACGAATAAACCAAGTTGGCAATCAGCTCAGGCTTGCCAGCAATGCTGTTTGCTACGGCAGTCGGAACCAGCTTCCCATTCTCCTTTACAGGCTTCTTGTCCGCGCCAAGTACAGCAAAACGATTAGGCCAGCAAGCAGCAAGAGTTGCACTGCGGTAGTTTAAATTTTCTGTCAGCATTGTGTAGCCTCCAGACTCATGCGATGTTTGCGCCAAAAACGATGCAATGCGCTGTGGAGTATTGATCTCAAACTCTTGGCAAGTGGCAATGATTGCATCAATCCACTTATCAGGATTTTTAATCTTCGCGGCTTGCAGATGCTCGATTGTTGGTGTCATTTGTCACCTGCCATCTCTTTTTGCTTTTTGTCCGTGTCTTCTTGAGACTTGTTGCTGCTACCGTAGAAGAATCGAATCAAGCTGTTAACAGCAGTACCAATCAAGAAACCCAAGATAATGTTGATGAAATCGCGGTTACGGTTCTCGATGGGCATGAATGACACCATGAAGAAATACAAGAACGAAGCAGCCGTCAAAAACCATGCGTAGGCTTGGCTAAATTTACGAGTGCCTTCATCATTCATGTACATATCCGTTGCTCGTTGCGTTGACTTCTCATCAAGTTGCGCCATAAACTCGCTGTGTCGATTGGCTTCTTCTTGCAGCTTTGCGTTGTACTCAGGCGTGGCTTCGCCTTCAGGCTTTAGCTCAATACCTAGCTTTGCTTGCACAGCATCAACGCCTTTTTCCATAACTTGGTCAGCAACTTTGTGCATCCCGTTGTTAATCAGGTTCGCTACGATTCCCGCGACTATTGGCAACATCTTTGATTTCCTTTCTTACTTCACTCTGTAACTTCTTCAACTGACGAATCTCGTACTGCATCTCTGACTTCAGCTTCAAATAGTCTATGACCACCAAGGCTGAAATTGGCAAAGCTAAGAACAAGACAATGGCCATGACAACTACACCAGCGACAAACCACCTTGTGTCTTCACGAGCCATCCGAGCGACAGCATGAACGCCCACATCCACAGAACCAGAATTAGAACCGTTGCCGTTACCACTGCCCTGTCTACCCTGTGATTGCGGAGAAGTTCTCGTTGCCACTTTGCATCTCTTTCACGTTTGCGCTTCAGTTGCCTGTCAAACTCCTGTTCCTCAAGAATCAGGTCATACATCTCAAGGAAACGACTGTATATGTCACGCAACTCCTTTGGCGCATAAACCATCGCTTCCCTGACTTGGACTGTCATGTTCTCCAACTGGAGTTCAATCTCAACCCTGTCAATCGCACTGTCTTCAATCCTTGTGGTCGTCTTGCTGACTTCCTCTAACTCAAGACAATGCGCTCTTAAATTCCTTCTTATTTCAAAGAATACCTTGAGCTGCTCACACACTTGATGGATTGCTTGCGTCTGGTATTCCTCATAACTCAGCTCTGCTTGCTTTGCTGGCTTTGCCTTTGGAGCAACGCTAGGAACAATAACTTCTGTTGGCGCTGGTGTAGCAATTGGAACCGCCTTAGTTGGCTTTTTGGCTCCAAACAAACCAAGAAGCCACGACCATAAGCCAGTGACTTCCTTGTAAATCGCTTTAGCGTCACCAATGCCTTTTTCGACAGTTGACTTGAGCTTGTTGATTTCAGCCTTCCCCTCACTGAGCATCTCACAGCCTTTTCGGACTGCTGCGACAGCAGCTTGCGCTGCCATGAGAAGGCTGATAGGGTCCACATCACTTGTCGGCTTTACCGTCCAGCTTGTCGAAAATTTGCTTGAGCAGGTCTTTCACGTCACGCATGTCGGAACGGTAATCGTCCTTTTGCACATAGTCATGTGGCAGAGTTTTAAGCTCGTCCTCAAGCCGCTGAATCTTGCGCGTCAAGTTGTTGAGCGTGTAGACAGCCAAGAAGCCAGCAACGCTGACCACTAGATTGAATAGTTGCTGGTTGTCCATTACTCACCCGCTGGTTCATCTGCTGATAAAGGCGTGTTGCCTTCTTCCAGCCATTTCAAATAGGCTTGGTAGTCTGTGTTGGCTGGATCAAAGGGGATGAAGGCGTTGTCTGCAACACGCTTAATCATTGTTGTTGATACTTGTTGCGTAAAAGGTTCGATGATTTGTTTATACATGATTAAAGCTCCGCAGTAAGTGAATAACCGTTTGTTGCCAAGTTTGAGTAAATCAAAGCATCACCAGCAGCAGAGGAACTCCCAGAAATGAAAGCGCTATTAAAATAAATAGATGATGAAAAAGCAGCAGCAGATGAGTTTACGGCTGACCAAGTTCCAATAATTGCCCCTGTTGGCGCAGCCCGCATAGGAACAGGAAAAATTAAAGTTTGCCCAAATGTAGAGCCTGAACCAGCCGCATACATCCTAGCCCACCCAACAAACACACCGACCTGTTTTTGATAATACCGCTGACACAAAGCCACCTCAGTACCGTACGGGCGGTAGTCAAAGCTCGTTGCTGTTGAGCCTTTTTCTAGTTGAACGCCTGTGATATAGAAAGTTGCGCTATTTGTTCCAATGACAGACGTTGTACCTGTTGCGCCAAACAACAAACCAGAAGCCCATGCGTTAGCTGTGCCTAAATAAGATGAGCCAGCGCCAAGACAAAAATGCACTCGGATTCCGATTCCGTTGTCTGTCAACCATGTGCCAGAGGTATCGCCAGCAATAGTGACTGACTTTTGTTCCCAAGTGTTTGCCGATGAAATCGTGTAAGTGAATGGGTAACTTCTGTCGGCGGCTGAGTTCACTAAGCTACCGCTAAACGTACCAGTGAGTGAGCTGCGCACCCAAAAAGACATGGTAACGGTTTTTGCAACAGCAGTACCCCAGCCTAAATCTGAGACATTGTTTCCTTCAATACGCTGCACACCAATACAGTATTGCGTTGACCCTAAAGAAGCATCTGCGGAAGTTGTCGTAAAGACAATAGACTTTGTAAAACCTTCAGGAGCTTGGCTAGATTGTTGCCCAGTCATGCCGCCATCAGTATCTTCAACACCGCCAAAACGGTCAACGATATACGAAGTCGAAGCGGTCAAAGTAACACTAGACCCTGCATTACGCTGGTCAATCATCATCGCACCATTGATGATGCGGTTCTTGAAGCCTGTGTAAGGTGTCATGTTTTGACTTGCAAGAGTCATTGCACCTTCAGCCACAGCCAGCTTCTTGCCAGACCCAACATTCAGACCAACAGATGTGCCTGTACCGTCAGCTTTGAAGATCGCATCAATGGTGTCAAGATCGGTATTGATCTTTGTTCCCCAAGAATCTGTTGACGCGCCGACCTCTGGCTTGGTCAGCGATATGTTACTTGTTGTGGTATCAGCCATTTTTCATCCTCATGCAGCAACTTGCCACGTTTCAGTGTTTACAGATATTGGAGTCCAATCATCTGCCGTTTCATCAATTCCAGACCAAGACTGTGATGTATCAGAATTGGCTTCCCAAACGCTTGATGTATCTTCTTGAAGAATCCATCCATTGTTTGTGTTGTCCTCATTTTCCCATCTTTTTCGCCCTGTGACTGACACCACAGATTCGCACGAAACTGTGAAACCTTCAAATTGGACGCGAGCGCCATCAATGACAACTGAGCTTGAACCCTCAAAGTTCATTGGTTGATTCACAATTACTTGCGAACCAACAGTCATCACAGCATCATCAAAGACGCTCAACTCTGCCAATGCGACACGGACACCGTTTACAGATACTGCACTTACATCAGTTGATGTAAACGCTCCAATGGCAATGCGATTGCCAGCGACAGCAACAGAGCTGGTTGAGGCAGCAGTGGCAGCGCCAATGGCGTAACGCAGACCAAAGACAGAGACAGAGCTTGCAGAAACAACAGAAGCAGCGCCAATAGCAAGGCGCTGTCCAGCAACAGCAACCGAGCTGGTGGCTTCAATCGTGAATGAAGCGTCAGGCTTTACGACATTGGCTGCAACTGCAACTGAACTGGATGCAGAAACGGAAAACGCGCCTATGCAGACGCGCTTTGCCGATACAGACACTGCGGAAGTGTCTGCGATTGCTACGGCTCCAAGGCTTACCCCGTAAGAGTAATTGCCCCCGCCGTAATAGCCAGAGCCGTAAGCTGCCATGATTAGGTCAGAGTGATCGTCAGGCTAGATGCAGGGATGCGGAACACATCGCCATCGTTGATGGTGCGTGATGTAGTCAACTCAGCCCAAGCCAACATATTGCCTGAAGTGGAAGCATCAAAGATTGCAGCATGGGTAACAGTACCCCAGTTACCACCAGAAGCGGCAGAAAACTCGATTGCGGCAGAGTTGGTTGCAGTTGTGGGTGATGTGCCAGAAACGCCAATCGTGCCAGTTGCAACGCGAGCGTATGCGTTTCCAGCCACTTCAGTACCGCCACCAGTGTCTGATGGTGCAGCAGTGAACAGACCAACGTACCAAGCTGTGGGGCGTGTTGCAGAGCCGCTAGTTAACAGCCAAGTGAGAACGAGGTTCTCGGTGTAATCGCTAAAAGATGACATCTCTTTTCCTTATCCAAAAGTTTTTGCTCGTGCAATCAAAGCGCCACCAGAAGTGGAACCACGATCATCAGCAACTTGTAAGTCTTCCATTGCTGACGTATACAGCGTTGCCCATACGCTAATTCTCGCATCATCCTTCAGGTATGGAGCAGCCTGAAGCAAAGCACCATACAAATAGACATCAGGTGCAGAAGTCAGCAACCAATTGGTGGTCACTGAATCTGATAATTTAGTCAACTTTGCGTAATAGGTAAGTTCAGCCGTGTAGGATGAATCTGGTGTTGGAACTGTACGAATCTGAGAGCCAACGATTGAGAAGAATCGTGGCTTGCTTGCTGATGGGTATTGAGCTTGCAAACCATCAAGAGCATCAATAGTCTCAAATTGCAAAGGAGTGATTGGGTTCGTTTGCAGCTTGAGAGACTTAACTTCAAGGTAGTCTGAAGGCACAGTGCCATACTCAGTGTCAATAGTTGCGTTTGCGCGAACAATCATTTGACGGGTTCGCAGCTTGCGTTCAACTTGCGCTTCTGCCAGCGAAATGAAGTCTGGGATTGTTGTTGTCAAATCGGTTCGGTTGAGCCAATCTGCAACTGAGGACTTCAGCTCTGAGTATGTCGTAAGTGCCATTAGGATGCCTTTTGTGCTTTCTCCAAGTCACGCATCACCCAAGTGTGTTCGTGCCTGAATTCAAATGTCCCAATGTGTCCGATTTCCTTCGACACATCGTGGTCAATGTAGATTTTAAAGCCAGCAGCCGTTGCTTTGCGACAGAAGAAAACGTCTTCGCCAATATAGCCACGTTTGTCTGTGCGCCAAGGAGTTTCAAACCACGGCTCTGACAGCTTCTCAAATACCTTGCGGCTGATGAGCATTACACCCATACCGATGGATTCGACTTCTTCCAAGCCAGTGGAATCAGGCATTGAGTAAACAAGTTGGCCTTCTAATCCACGAGCTGTTGGGCCTGTTGGCAAACGTCTACGAGCGCAGTTTGTCGCCACGATGTCTTTGTCATGCGCCAACAAACGACCAACCATGTCTTGTGGGAAGGTCATGTCTGAATCAATGAAAAGCACATGAGTGCAGTCTTCTCGCATAGCCTCAAGGCACAAGTCAGCACGTTGATTTTGAATCAGTGTGCCTTGGTTGATCTTCAGACAGATTGCGTCTGGTGTGTTGAGTGTGTGGTACGCCACAAGGTTAACCAAACAAAACGTGAAGTTTGAATGAACCATGTCTCGCGCTGGCGTACATACTGCAATATATTTAACGGTTTCTTTTGTCATTTTTTATACTTGTCCTTCTTTCACGCGAAAGAATCTGTTGTCTGGGTCGTTTAACCAACGCTTCATATAAGCCTCATCATCCAGCTTACCTTCAGCCTTTAGCTGATAGTAGACAGACAATGGGATTCGAGCAACATGATGGAATTCACCCTTCCAGCCGTTGTTGTCGGACTGTGTTAAGTCCATCTTATTCATCTCAATGATTGGCTTTACATCCTGCAAAGTCTCAATCGTTGCTTCATCCTTTTCCTCGTCGTAATGCCAGACCTTCTTTAAGCCTGTGTATTCGTCATAGTCAAAGAGTCGTGATTCGTT